ATAACCGGAGAGGAATATGGCCAAGCCAGAAACCCCGAGAAAGCCAGCGAAGAAGGCCACCAAGGCCGTAGCGGCCCCCAGCAAGGGTGAGACAGCCGCGCCCGCAGAAATCGCGCCCAAAAGCCTTGAGGCCAAGAAAACCGGCCGCCCAAGCAAATACTCCCCCGATATCGCACAGAAGATGTGCAACCTCCTCGCAGAAGGAATACCCCTCAAAGAGATCTGTCGCATGGAAGGGTTCCCAGCATGGAGAACCATCTACGACTGGATGTATCGGGATGACGAGGCAGTTGCTGCTGGAGGCGGAGTCGGCCTTTCCGCAAGCATCGCACGCGCACGGGAGATCGGATACGACGCGCTGGCCGAGCAGTGCCTGATCATTGCCGACACCCCGCAGATGGGCAAGAAGACGGTGTACTCGTCTGGGGCGGAAGAGGGCAAGGACAGCGTGACGGTGACCGAGGAGGAGATGCTGGGGCACCGCAAACTCCAGATCGAGACCCGGCTGAAACTGCTGGCCAAGTGGGATCCCAAGCGCTTCGGCGACCGGGTGCAACTGGCCGGTGACGCCGAGAACCCGCTGAAGGTCGAGGTGGAGTCGCAGGCCGAGAAGATGATGGCCGCTCTGCTCCAGAACATTGAGTTGAAACGGCAGGCCAATGGATCTCGCTGAACTGGCAGATCCCCAAGTACAGGCGGCCTTCAAGGAATTGCCGCCGTACAAGAAACTCGCCACCGCGTGGCGGCTGACATGGCAGCACAACGCCCTCCCGCACCAGACCCTGCCCCATGGGGACTGGTGGTCGATCTGGCTGATGCTGGCCGGGCGGGGAGCCGGAAAGACCCGCACCGCGGCCGAGCAACTGGGCTGGTGGGCGTGGGAGTACCCCAAGACCCGCTGGCTGGTGGCAGCGCCCACGAGCGCCGATGTCCGCGGCACCTGCTTCGAGGGCGACTCCGGGCTGGTGTCGGTGATCCCCGCGTTCCTGATCGAGGACTACAACAAGGCCCTGCATGAACTCCGGCTGGTCAACGGCAGCCTGATCAAGGGCATCCCGGCCAGCGAGCCTGAGCGCTTCCGCGGCCCGCAGTTCCATGGCGGCTGGTGCGACGAGTTGGCCGCGTGGGAGTACCTGCAAGACGCATGGGACATGATGCAGTTCGGCCTGCGCCTGACCCTCGGCGAGGGGTTCAAGACCCGCCTGATCTGCACCACGACGCCCAAGCCTAAGGATCTGATCCTCGAACTGATCGCCCGGGAGGGTGACGATGTCGTGCTGACCACGGCCTCGACCTACGCCAACTTGGCCAACCTGAGCGACAACTTCAAGAAGCAGATCTTGTCCTACGAGGGCACGAAGTTGGGGCGGCAGGAGATCTACGCCGAGATCATCGACCCCGAGGAGGGCGGCATCGTCAAGCGGGACTGGTTCCGCCTGTGGCCCGATGGCAAGCCCTTCCCGAAGTTCGAGTACATCCTCCAGTCCTACGACTGCGCCGCCACCGAGAAGACCCAGAACGATCCCACGGCCTGCACGGTCTGGGGCGTGTTCAAGCCGCTGGACGGCCCGATGTCGGTCATGCTGATCGATGCGTGGCAGGACAGGCTCCAGTACCCCGACCTGCGCCCCAAGGTGGTCGAGGAGTACGGCGTGGTCTTCGGCGAGGGTAAGGAGAAGAAGCGCGTGGATCTGATCCTGATCGAGGACAAGTCCTCGGGCATCAGCCTGATCCAAGACTTGCAGCGGGCGCATCTGCCGGTCATGGCCTACAACCCCGGCAAGGCCGACAAGGTGCAGCGCCTGAACATCGTCTCCCACATCATCGCCCGCGGCCGGGTCTGGATCCCCGAGTCGAGCCAGCGCAAGGGATATGTCAGGGACTGGGCCGAGGGCTTCGTGAGCCAGATCTGCGCCTTCCCCGAGACCACGCACGACGACTTCGTCGATACCGCCTCGCAGGCCCTGCGCTGGCTGCGCGACGCTGGCTGGCTGGAGGTCGATCCCCCGCCCGAAGAGGACTGGGACGAGGACGACTACGCCGACACCGGCAGGCCGCGCCGGGTCAACCCATACGCCGTTTGAGGAGGGCACCATGATTCATTTCAAGAAAGAGGGCGACTATTTCAGGCTGGGCCTGAACCTGTACGGGGCACCGGGCGGGTTCGTGGCCATCTGGGTATGGTTCGACTTCGCCAAGTGCGAGACCTTCTCCGCACGCTTTCGCCTGCGCCTGCACCGCAGCCCGCGCATTCTGTGGGCGGTGGAGCGGGTCAACATCATCGAGGGCCATCTTCGCAAGCACGACCTCGAACTGGTCTCCCGCGAGGTGCTGCAAGATCTGAAGGCCACCGAGAAGTCGGTCATGCGCGTCAACGAGCCGCTGGCTTACATCAAGCCGTAGGTGGACTTGACAGTGCGCGGCGATTATGATGATGGTATTGATTCACCAAGGGGAAGTTAATGGCTGATGTACCCATCACCGGTGAAATCAAGCCATATGACCCGACGGTGCGCGAGCGCCTTGCGTCAGGCTTGCAGGCCGGGCTAGAGAAACTCGGTGTCAACCGGTACAAAGCCCGCCAGCGTGCTGACACGATTATGGGCGGCCCAAGCAGTAACCTGCCGCTCAATGTTGGGCTGGCAGACTTCGTGCCGTTTCTGGGCACGGGCCTGCAAACGCAGGAGGCCGTGCGCGGCGGCGAGCAGGCGGTGCAGGCGGCCAAGCAGGGCGATGTGGTGGGTGCGGGTGTCGAGGGCACCTTCGCTGCGCTGGGGCTGGTTCCCGGGGCGGCAGGCACCGTCCGCGCTGCACGGGCGCTGCGCCGTGGTGAGAAGTTCAAGCCGATGGCCACGCCTGAGGTTCCCAAAATAAAGGAGAGTCGATATGAAACAGCCCAAGAAGGCCCCTTCTACAGAGTCAAACCGAGATCTGCTCAAGCGGCTCGACCAAAGGATCGGGGAGTACGAGAAGAAGTACGGCAAGCCGACACTGCCGCAGGATCAGGTGGAGGCGATGTTCCGCAACCAGTATCGGACGAGGCGATCAGCCTACTGATCAAAGACCCGTCGAACTTCGTCTACCGCACGGCCGACGACTACAGCCAGCGCGTCGGGGGCAAGGGCTACAGTCTGCCCGAGATGCCGCCCTCAAGTCTCGCGAAGCAGTCCGCCATCGGGCGCACCTTCCAACTGGCCGCCGACGGCGACGACGCCTACAAGCGCTCGGTCTTTGAGGCATACGGCAAGCGCTACCCCGAACTGGTCGAGGCCACCGGCGCACAGAACTACGACCAGTTGCTGGAGGCGTCCTACCGCCAGTTGGCCAAAGAGACCGCCGACCAGTTCCACGCCCTGCCGGTGAATATGTCCTACCACCGCGCCGGTGAGGGGAACTACCAGAGCAGCGGCGAGATGCTGCGCGATGTGTACGGCAACCGGCACCTGTATGTCTACCAAGGCGGCGACCCTCACGACTTCCTGAACGCGCTTGACCCCGAGTCCGGCCTGAACACCAACGAGATGTTCCGGGCCATCCACGACTTCTACGGGCACGCCGTCCATGGCAACCCGTTCGGCCCCAAGGGTGAGGAGATCGCCTACGGGGCGCACGCCCAGATGTTCTCCCCCCTTGCGCGGATGGCCATGGCCAGCGAGACCCGGGGCCAGAACTCCTTCGTCAACTACACCCCTGTCAACGCCGAGATCAAGGCCCGCATCAACCGCCTGAATGAGGCCCGCTACGAGGCCAGCCGACGCGGCCAGAAGGCCGATGTGGCCGAGATCGACAAGTTGCTGGGGGAGGCATGGGGAGGCTTCCAGTTCGCGCCCCAGAAGAGCGTGCTGCTGCCCCCTGAGTTCATCGAGACCGCCTACACCGGCGGGATGCCCGGGTACATCCAGCCTCTGATCCGGCCGGAGCCGGGCACCGCGGCCTCGGAGATGCTGACCCACTTCAGCCATTCGCCCGATCTCCAGATGCTCGACCCGACCCGGTACGGCACCGGCATCAAGGGCCGGGAAATGGAGCGCCTCACGGGAACCGCCAACCCGGTGATGGAGCGATCCTACTTCTACACCGGCGACCCGTCTACGGTGCGTCCTGAGCCGGGGCTGGGGCGCTTCCGCTACGGCACTCGCAGCGAGGGTCTATACGACCTTGCGTCCGATCCTCTGCTGCTTCGCACGCTGGCCGCCGAGGCCAACCGCACCCCGTTCACGGCCAAGTACAACAAGGGCGTGGCCGATCCCTCCCAAGCCTTCACCGATGTGGAGCGCATGGCCAAGGAGTACGGCTACGAGGGCCTGATGAACCCGCAGCAAGGCACGGCCATCATGTACAAGCCCACGCCGGTGCAACCGTTTGCCCGCGGCGGAGCGGTGATGCCCGCGGCCAAGATCGGCGGCGAAGAGTTCGTGCGGGCGGCCGACAAGTACGGCCTGCTGACCGACAACGCTACCCTCAACCAGATCGTGGATCTCGTCAACCGCGGACTGTCCGTAGACGAGGCGGCCAAGATGCTGGCCCGCGGCCCGCAAGATCAGTTCGGCCGCGAGACAACCAAACGACAAGGCGGCCTTGCCGCAATCAAGAGGAGCCGCTGATGCCTACAGTACCAGCCGGGGCCAAAGAGGCCGCCAAGAACCGCCTGAAGCGCCTGCTGGGCATGGCCGACCAACCCAAGGCGGCTGAACTGCCTGCGGTAGAACCGTTTCCCAAGCCAATCGAAAGCCAATCGGTTTCCAAGATGGGTGAGGTGCTGGAGTCCAAGACGCCCCCGATGACCACGCCGCAGGGCACTGGCCTGCCGCTGATGCCCAGAGGTCAGGGGATGTACACGCCCGGCGTACCGCAGGTGGATCTGCCGCGGATGCCCAGCGTGGACAAGGCCCGGGCCGCAGGCAAGACGCCCAAGTACACCGAGCGGATGCAAGACCTGCTCGATAGCCCGACCGCCCGCAAGAAGGCCGACAAACTGATCTCCAAGGGTGAAGAGTTGGGGATGCGGGAGTGGTACGGCACCGAGCCGCTGCGGCAGGTGGCCATGGACGCGGGCCTGAGCCAGAAGGAGTTCGACACCTTCCTCGCGCAGATGGCCTCCGCGTCCCAGCGCAACCCGGTTGACCAGCAGAACCGCATGGGTTCGTACCTGTGGCACCTGAGCCAGACCGGCGGCCTGCCGGATGACGCTTTCCTGCTGACGAACAAGATCCGCCGGGGCAAGGAGCCGATGCCCGAGGGCACGCCGATTGAACTGCCGCCCGGGTACGGCTCGCTGGCGCAGGGCGATATCTTCAGCCGCGGCAAGCAGATCGCCGCTGGCGACATCGAGGGGGCGCTGCCGCCCGACAAGAAGTTGGGCACCTTCTACCGGAACTATCAGGGCAACCTGCGGCCGGTGACCGTGGATGTGAACGCGGTGCGAGGCCCGATCATCGAGCGCGGAGACCCGCGCTGGCTGGCGTCCAAACTGGTCGAGAAGGACGACGAGGGCAATGTGATCGCCACGCACTTCCCGCGCAAGGATGTCGCTGAGGGCCGGATGTCACTGAAGGAGGCCAAGGAGCGCCCCGGGTTCTGGGAGGCTGCGCCTTCTGGGTCTGAGTATGCGGGCTTCGAAGACTTCTGGCAGCGTGCGGCCAAGCGCCGCGGCATTGACCCCGCCGAGGCCCAAGCGCTGGGCTGGTACGGGTCTGCCGATGTCACGGCTCTCAAGACCAAGCCGGAGTTGTACATCGACAACCTTGAGCGCATGATCCGCCGCACCGCCGAGCAGACTGGCCGCAGCCCCTTGCAGGTGATGCAGGAGGTTCTGCGCGGCAAGGACTACCTACGCAAGGAGGGCGGCTCGGTGACCAAGCGCTACAACGAGGGCGGTCTGGCTGCCGTCGAGCAGCCGCAGCAGCCGTCGCAGGACGAGATGGTGGCCATGCAGATTTTGGATATGGCGCGGGAGATGGGCGTCAGCCCTGAAGAGGTGATCATGATGCTCATGGAGCAGCAGAGCGCCCCCGTCAGTGGGCTTTCCATGGCCTCAAACGAATAAAGGAACCAGAACATGGCCACACAGATGCCGATTGACCCCGAGTTTGGGCGCTTCGTGGAGGGAATCCCTGACGATGCTTCGCCTGAGCAGCCGCCCGAGGGCGAAGAGGGCATGGAGGTCGAACTCGAACTGACCGACGACGACCTCGAAGAACTGCCCGATGGGTCTGTTCGCGTCCGTCTGGACACCACCGGGCCGATGGACAGCAAGGACTTCTACGAGAACCTCGCCGACACCGACATCCTTGGCCTGACCGAAATGAGCACGATGGCCCTTCGGTACATCGAACTGGCCGAAAAGGACAAGGAAGCCCGCAAGCAGCGCGACAAGCAGTACGAAGAGGGCATCAAGCGCACCGGTTTGGGCAACGACGCCCCCGGCGGCGCGAATTTCCAAGGCGCATCGAAGGTAGTGCACCCCGTGATGGCCGAGGCGTGCGTCGATTTCGCTGCCCGCGCCATCAAGGAACTGTTCCCGCCTGATGGCCCGACCCGCACGAAGATCCTCGGCGATGTCGATGAGGAGAAAGTGGCCATTGCCGAGCGCAAGCGCGACTACATGAACTGGCAGTTGTCGGAGCAGATCGAGGAATTCTGCGACGAGCAGGAGCAAATGCTTACCCAGTTGCCGCTTGGAGGCTCGCAGTACCTCAAGATCTGGTACGACGAGAAGAAAAAGCGCCCCTGCGCCCAGTTTCTGCCCATCGACAATGTGCTTTTGCCCTTCGCGGCAGCCAATTTCTACACTTCGCCCCGGGTGACCGAGGTCGATGACATCTCCGAGTGGGAATTCCGCTCCCGAATCGCCTCTGGCCTGTACCGAGACACCGATTTCGTGCGGGCGACGATGGATCCCGAGCCGACCGGCCCCCAAAAGGCCACCGACAAGATCGAAGGACGGTCTCCAAACGACAACGAGGACGGTCTGCGCCGCGTCTACCACATCTATGCGTGGCTGGAGATCGAAAACGACCCCTACACCAAGGGTGAACCGGCCCCGTACATCCTGATGATCGACGAGATCAACACCGAGGTGGTGGGTCTGTACCGAAACTGGGAAGACGGCGACGAAACGATGACCAAACTCGACTGGATCGTCGAGTACAAATTCATCCCGTGGCGCGGTGCCTACGCCGTGGGCCTGCCGCACCTCATTGGAGGGCTTTCCGCGGCCCTTACGGGCGCTTTGCGGGCCTTGCTGGACTCCGCCCACATCAACAACGCCGCGACGCTCCTAAAACTCAAGGGCGCGAAGGTTTCGGGCCAGTCTCAGCAGGTCGAAGTCACGCAGGTGGCCGAGATCGAGGCCGCCCCGGGCGTGGACGATGTCCGCAAGTTGGCCATGCCGATGCCGTTCAACCCGCCCAGCCCCGTGCTGTTCCAGTTGCTGGGCTGGCTGACCGACGCCGCCAAGGGTGTGGTGACCACCAGCGAAGAGAAGATCGCCGACATCAGTTCTACGGCCCCCGTGGGTACCACGCAGGCGCTGATCGAGCAGGGCGCGGCGGTGTTCTCGTCGATCCACGCACGCCTGCACAAGTCTCAGGCCCGGGTGCTGCGGATCCTGTCGCGCATCAATCGCTGGTACCTCGACGACATGAAGCGTGCCGAGGTGGTGGAAGACCTCGATGTCAAGCGCGAGGACTTCGCCCGCATCACCGATGTGATCCCGGTCTCTGACCCGCACATCTTCAGCGAGACCCAGCGCATGGCCCAGACCCAAGCGGTCATGGCCATCATGGACAAGAACCCCGATCTGTTCAACCGTCGGGCGGTGATCCAGCGGTTCCTCAAGCAGATCAAGGTGCCGGGCATCAACGAACTGATGACCGATGTGCCGCCCCCGGCCAAGATGGATGCGGCCAACGAGAATGTGGCCATGTCCATCGGGCAGGCTGCGTTCGCGTACCCCGAGCAGGATCACCTTGGGCACATTCAGGCCCACCTCGACTTCGCGAAGAACCCGGTGCTGGGTGCCAACCCCTTCATCGCCCCGGGCTTCCTGCCCAAGGCCATCGAGCACATCAAGCAGCACATCGTGCTGTGGTACCTCTCGCGCATGAACGGCTATGTCCAGAAGGCCATGGGCCAGAAGTTGGGCGACTACGACCTGCTCGACGATCCGAAGGATGTGGACAAGTTGTTCGCGCTGGCCAGCCAGCACACCGAGATGGACGCCGAGCAGACCCTGCAAGGCATCCTGCCGGTGATCCAGAAGATGGTTCAGGACTCGCAGAAGTACAAACCCAAGCCCGACATGACGCCCGACGCGCAGGTGCTGTTACAGACCAGCATGGCCGAGACCCAGCGCCGTCAGGCCCGCGATCAGGCCGAGATGCAGCACAAGGACAAGGAATTGGCCGCCAAGATTCAGGTGGACATGGCCGAGTTGCAGCAGCGCCAGCAGCGTGAGATGGAGGAGATGGAACTCCGGCTGGCCATCGCAACGGGCGACATGGAGTTGAAGGAACGCATCGAGACGGCTCGTCTGACGAGAGATGCGGCGCGAATTGTGAACGACAAGGAGCGTATCGTCATTGACTATCAATCCAAACTCGGAGGTTCAAATGGCTACCAGTAAACCGCAAGACAGCATGATGATCCCGATGCACAAGCGTATCGCCATGGGCGAGAAACTTGACGGGACTTCCCTGCAACCCAAGGGCCAGCAGCCCGCACCGCAGAAGGGAGGTCTCTCGCAAGCGAAGCCCAAATAAAAACTCATGGCAACTATTTCCGATCTGATCGGCCGAATCAAGGCGTCGCAGGCTCAAATTGCCTCGTCCTTGGCGCAGGGTAATGCGCCGAATTGGGACACCTATCAGCGGCTGGTCGGAAGAAACGAGGGACTAGAAGAAGCCCTCGAAATACTCAATAACCTGATGAAGGAAGACGATGAAGATGAATGAACCGGTAGCGGCTGACGCCGCTGAGATGGCTTGGGCATTTCCGAGCGTAGACCCCGGTGCGAAACCTCTTGGCGGCCGCATTCTCGTGCAGTTGCGCCGCACCAAAAAGAAGGCAACGAGTGCCGGGATTATCTTGGTCGAAGAGACCAAGGAAACCGAGAAGTGGAACAACATGGTGGCCAAGGTCATCGAGGTCGGCCCATTGGCGTTCAAGCACCGCGACACGATGGTCGCGTGGCCTGAGGGCGCATGGTGCTCGGCAGGTGACTACATCCGCGTCCCCAAGTGGGGCGGTGATCGCTGGGAGGTTGAAGTGCCCGGCGAGGATGACGAAGATCCCGCGCTGTTCATGATCCTGAACGATCACGAAATCATCGCGAAGGTCACTGGCAATCCGCTTTTGATGAAGGCATTCGTATGAACACAGAAACCAAACCCAAAGAAGAGGTCTTCGAGGTCACCGAAGAGAAGGACGGCTCCGTCATCGTCGAACTGCCCGAGGGCATGGAAGGCGTGGACATGGCTGACGGCGGTCAGGCGGCCGCTCAGGACGACTCTGGTGACGAAGACCAACCCGGTGACACCGACGCTATCCGCGACGCCCGCCGGGCACGACGCCGCGCCAAGAAAGAGTACATCAAGCGCACCAACGAAGAGAAGGATCAGCGCCTGACCCTGCTCACGCGGCAGAACCAAGAACTCATGGAGCGGCTGGCCGCGGTGGAGCGCAAGACGCACACTGCCGATCTGGCCCGTCTCGACTCGGCGATTTCCGACGAGGAGGCCCGCCTTGAGTTCTTCAAGCGCAAGATGCGCGAGGCCACCGACAACTCCGACGGTGCGGCCTTCATGCAGGCCCAAGAAGGCTGGTATGAGGCACGCCGCAAGGTCGAGGCCATGCAAGGCATCAAGCAACGCGCCGTGCAGGCCACAAACAACGACGCAGGCCCCGCCAATCCTCGCTTGGTCAAGTTGGCCAACCAGTGGATGGAGCGCAACCCTTGGTACGACCCCAATGGTGGGGACGAGGACAGCCAGATCGCCAAGTTGATCGACAACCGGCTGGCCTCCGAGGGCTGGGATCCCGCGAGCGAAGAGTATTGGGACGAGTTTGACAAACGCTTGCACGCTCGTTTACCGAATCGCTATACTCACGAACAAGACGACCAACCACGAAGGAGACCTCGAAGTTTCGTCACCGGCTCAAGTAGAGAATCATCGGTTCCCGGTCAAACTGGGAAAACCTTTGTCCTCGAACCTGAAATGGTACGGGCAATAAAGGATGCAGGACTGTGGGATGACCCCGCGTCACGCAACCGAATGATCAAACGCTACGCCGAGCAGGCACGAAACAATAGAGGGTAAACATCATGGATTCTCGTCTCAAAAAATCTCTCAACGCCGGTGGTCGCGAAACTCGCGCCAGTGAGGACGCCAGCCGGGCGGCACCTGAAGAGAAGTTCATGTCAGCGCAGGAGCGTCGAAAGATGTGGAGCGATGAGTGGACACAAAGTGCGCTACCAAAGTTGCCCGAATTGCCGGGCTGGCACCTTTGCTGGTTATCAACGACCAACAGTTACGACAGCATTGATAAGCGAATCCGTCTCGGATATGTACCGGTGAAAACCGAAGAGATACCCGGGTTCGAGAATTTCCGCGTAAAGGCTGGAGAACACGCTGGTTTCATCGCCTGCAACGAAATGCTCCTGTTCAAAATCCCGATGGATATGTATCAGGACATCATGTTGCAGATGCACCATGAGAAGCCCATGGAGGAGTCGGAAAAGATCCGAGTCCAACTGGAGAATCTTCAGGGTGCTCGTGACTCCACAGGCAGGTCTCTGGGGAGAGTTGAAGGCGAAGGCTTTGGTGAAATCGAACGATCCGTTCCGACGCCCGTATTCCACGGGTAAGGACTTCAACCAAGGAGTAAGACAATGTCTTCGACCAATGCTCCGTTCGGTTTGCGCCCCGCTTTCCATCCCTCGGGTTTGGATCGCGCTCAGGCGCTTGCCAACGGTATCGCGTCGGGCTATAGCACCGACATCCTCAAGGGCCAACCGGTCAAACTGAACTCCAGCGGCAACATCGTTGTCGCGGCAGCAGGCGATTCCTTCCAAGGCGCGTTTGCTGGCGTGGAGTGGACTGACACCACCGGCCGCCGTCGCGTCTCGAACTACTGGCCTGCCTCCACGGCTTACCAGACCGGTTCTTGCGTGGCCTATTTCTACAACGACCCCAACATCGTTTACGAAATTCAGGCTGCTGGCTCGCTGGCCCAGACCTCTATCGGCGACATGGCCGATCTGAGCAACACCACCGCTGGCTCGACCACGACCGGCCTGTCGCAATGCACGCTCTCGACCACTCTGGTCGGTGCTGGCAACAGCGCACAGATGCTGATTCGCGATCTGGCTCCGTACCCCGATAACGATTGGGGCGATGCGTTCACGATTGTTCGCGTAACCATTAACGAGTCGCAGTTCAATGCGGCCGTTAACGCCATCTAAGAAAGGGGTGAATCATGGCCGCTCCGATGCGTAGTACCGACTTTCGGTCAATCGTTGAACCAATCCTGAATGAATGCTTCGATGGCGTTTACGACCAGCGTGCTGATGAGTGGAGCCGAGTGTTCCGCGAACAGCAAGGCATTCCCCGCAACTACCACGAAGAACCCGTCCTGTACGGTTTCGGCGCTGCGCCGGAACTGCCTGATGGCACTCCGGTGACCTATCAGCAGGGTGGTGTGCTGTTCCTCAAGCGCTATGTGTACAAGGTGTATGGCCTCGCCTTCGCCCTGACCAAAGTGCTGGTTGAGGACGGCGACCACATCCGTATCGGTCAGGTGTATGCCCGCCACCTCGCTCAGTCCCTGATCGAGACTAAGGAAACGCTGGCCGCCAATGTGCTGAACCGCGCATTCAACGCCTCGTACCCCGGTGGTGACGGTGTGGCACTGAACAGTGCCTCGCACCCCATCGTGAACGGCACCTTCAGCAACCTGCTGACCACCGCCGCGAACCTGTCGCAGACCTCGCTTGAGCAGATGCTCATCCAGATCCGTCAGGCCGTGGACAACAACGGCAAGAAGATCCGTCTGGTGCCCCGCCAACTGGTGGTGGCCCCCGGCAATGTCTTCCAAGCCGAGGTGCTCCTGAAGTCCGTGCTGCGTGCTGGCAACGCGAACAACGACATCAACCCCATCAAGTCGATTGGCTTGCTGGACGAGGGTGCCGCTGTGATCTCGCGTCTGACCAGCGCAACCGCATGGTGGGTGCAGACCGATGCCCCCGAGGGCATGAAGTTGATGATGCGCCGTCGTCTGGAAAAGACGATGGAGGGCGATTTCGAAACCGACTCGATGCGCTACAAGGCCACCGAGCGTTACGACATCGGCTTCACTGATCCTCGTGCCATGTATGGCACGCCGGGCGTCTAAACATGAGATGGGGGGCTTCGGCCTCCCTCTCTTCAGGAGAACGACATGGCACAAACCTACTTTGGTTCCGCCCTGCGCTCCGGTTCTGGCACGCTGACCGACACCACTGACGGCGGTTTCGTCGTCTTGATGCAGACCAGCACCGTAACCACGAACGCAGACGGAACCGCGTCCAGTACCAGTGTCACCATCCCTGCCGGTTCGCAACTCATCGATCTTCTGATTGATCAGGTGCAGAACGAGGTAGTCGGTGGCGGCACCGCAACCGCGATCAACGCAACGGTTGGCACCGCTGCCGCAGGTACCCAATACCTGTCGGCCACGGATGTCATCGGTGGCGGTCGCGCTGCGCTAACTTTCACCGCTGCTCAGTTGGCCGCGATGGCTGATGTTGGTTCCAATACCAGCGTCTTCCTGACGGTTGACCCGAACGGCACTATCAGCACCACTCAGGGCATCTACCGCTTCACCGTGGTATACGCCCAGAAGGGTTGAGGAGGCACATCATGGGCCAATTCAAACCAATGGTGAAGATGATGACCACCGAGCCGTCCGTTGAGTTGAAACTCAAGAAGGGCGGCAAGGTGGAGAAGAAGATGCAGATGGGCGGCTCGCCAGACATGGCTGCTCCCGCGATGTCTTCGATGCCCGCTCGTGGCGGCATGATGGGTGCCAAGGCCCCCATGAAGCCCTCGATGGCTGCTCGTCGTCGCGCGATGCGTGCAATGCCTTCTGGTGCCGCCCCCGCGGCTCCTGTGGGCATGGCCGCTCAAGTGATGAAAGAGGGCGGCGAGACCAAGTCCATGCACAAGGCCGAGATGGCCAAGATGGCCAAGACCTCCAAGGCGTTGAAAGAACACGCCGACAAACCCGCGTCCAAGGCCCACAAGGGCCTGAAGACCGGTGGTGTGGTCATGGGTCAGGGCGGCTACAAAAAAGGCGGCTCGGTCAAGATGGCTGAGGGCGGTTTGCCCAAGAGCGGCATCATCAACACCGAGAACCAAGGTGGTGAGTACCGCAACACCAAGATGCACACCGCAAAGCCCGACCACTCTCCGGCCAAAACCGGCGATGTGAAGATGGGCAATGCTGGTGGGTACGCTACTGGTGGCGTTGCAAAGGCGAATGCTGGCGGCTACAAAAAAGGCGGCGCAGCAAAAAAAGCCTACGCGGCGGGGGGAGTTGTTGATAGCGGTGCCCCCGTCGCGATGCCCCAAGGCCGCAAAAAGCCCAGCGCCCCGGTGTCCATCACCGAACTCTCCGGCACCTTCAAGAAAGGCGGCAAGGTAACTGCCGCTGAAGGCCGCTTGCAGAAGGCATTCACGAAGGAAAACGCCACGGCCATGAAACAGGCCAAGGCGTACTCCAACGAGGTGTACAGCAAGTACGGCAAGAAGATGAAGGAGGGCGGCGTTCCTGCTGAGGTTGAAGACCAGTTGAAGACGAACCGCAATCAGCGGGCGTATGAGAACTGGGAGAAGTCTCAGCGCGAAGAGAACGAGGGGATGCGTAACGCGATCCTCGGTGCTCCCAAGCGCGTCATGCAGGGGATCAAGGGCTTGTTCTCTCCCAAAGTGCCAGAAGGCAGCGTCACCAAGACCAAGGAGTCTGTCACTGTGACACCTGCCAAGAAGCGCGGCGGACGAGTGTGCTGAAACAAGGTGGGGGCTTCGGCCCCCGCTTTCTTTGAAGGAAAGAGATGAAAGTCCAAACCGTTTCTAAGACCGGCACTGGATCGACCGATGCGGTTGTGATCAACACGAACATCACGCCCGTCAACATCGGCTTTGCCGTGATTGTGACTGGCACTGTGAACTACTCCGTGCAGTACTCCTACGACGACCCGAGTGTGGGTTTTTCCACTTGGTTCGACGACGCGACCATCACCAGCAAGACTGGCAATGAAGATGGCTCGATCAATTTCCCGATCACGGGCCTGAAGACGCTCGTGAACTCCGGCACCGGCACCGTGACCATGAAGGTCGTGCAGGCGGGGATTGCCTGATGTCCACGGTCATCTCCTCAATTACGCGGCAAGGGGCGTTCGAGCCTTTCGAACTCCAAGTCGCTCGCGGCCAGATTCAAGGCCACAGGAATGTCACCGTATTCGGCTTCAACCCCGATGTGGACACCACGCAGGTGTCTGTCTGGCCGCTGCCCAGCCTGATCACTTTCCCGGCATCTGCCATCCAGATGACGGTCAGTTCGACCAGCGCGAACGATACGAGCGCAGGCACCGGTGCCCGCACGGTCGTTGTGCAAGGTCTGGACGCCAACTACAACGAAGTCACCGAGACGGTCACCCTCAATGGCCAGACCGCGGTGACGATGACCGCATCACTGCTGCGCGTCAACTACGCCTATGTGGCCACCGCAGGCTCTGGCAACAGCGCCGCGGGCGACATCTACATCGGCACGGGCACAGTGACCGCGGGCGTTCCCGCGACCACTTACGACATCATCAAGTTCGACTACAACAACACGACCACGGGCAGTTACACCATCCCGGCCGGGTACACGGGCTATGTGTCTCAGGGCCTGTTCTCCAGCGGCCAGTCTGGCGGTTCCAACCAAGTTCAGGGCCGACTGCTGACCCGCGGTACCAACAACATCCGAATGACCGCCGCGCTGACAACCCTAAACAACGGCGTGGCGAACTATGTGTTCGAGTACCCGTTGGCGGTTCCAGAGAAGACGACGATTGAGGCCACTGCAATTGGCAGTTCGAGCAACAACGCCTGCTCCTCGATGTTCATTCTGGTTCTCGTGAAAGAGGGGCCGTGATGCCAGCCAAGTCCCAAGCCCAGTTCCGGCTGATGAAAGCCGCGGAGAACAACCCCAAGTTTGCCAAGAAGGTCGGCATCAAGCCGAGCGTGGCGGCCGAGTTCACTGCGTCCAACAAGGGCAAGAAGGCGTACAGCGGCCTGCCAGAGCGCATGAAAGAGGGCGGGGTGTCCCTTGCTGTGGGCCGAGGCGAAAAAATGCCTGTAGAGCGCGGCGCTGGCCTCACGGCCAAGGGTCGGGCCAAGTACAACCGCGAGACGGGGTCGAATTTGAAGGCTCCGCAGCCCCAAGGGGGCGCTCGTCGGGACTCGTTTTGCGCGAGAATGGAGCCTGTTGCAGAGAAAAGCGATAAGGGGAGTCGCGCCCGTGCGTCCATGAAGCGTTGGAACTGCCCCGGATGGTGAGGTGAACATGGCCTACTCGGGAACCGTCGGTACGACCGTCATCCAAGTCCAGACCCTGATTGATCACGGGGCGCGTCGCTGCGGGAAATTGGCCGAGGAGTTGACCTCCGAGCAGGTTTTGAGTGCCCGCGAGTCGCTGTTTTTTCTGCTTTCGAACCTGATCAACATCGGGATCCAGTACTGGGCCATCGACAAGAAGGTCTACGGCCTGAAGGCCGACCAGTACATCTACAAATTGCCTCTGGGCGGCAACGATGTGCTCCAAGCACTGTACCGCCGCATGAACAGGCCCACCCCGAACAGCACCGGCGGGTACGCATCGAGTGCCGGGGGCATCGTTGGAAACGCCTTTGACTCGAACATTGACACCCTCTGTACCCAAACCAGCGCCAACGGCACCATCACAGTCGATTACGGCACCAACAATCCGGTCTACATCGGCTCAATCGGCGTTTTGCCGGGCGTTTCTGCGAGTATCGATTGCGTATTTGAGTACTCCGCCGACGGGATCACTTGGAGCACGCTCTACGACCCGGGTGTGACCGCTTGGGTCAACGATGAATGGCTCTGGTACGACATCGACCCGGGCCAGACTGTGCAGTTCTACCGTATCCGGGCCAGAAACGGCTCGACGCTGTCGCTTCGTGAACTTTACTTCGGGAACAACTCGACCGAGATCACGATGGCGCGTCTGAACAGGGACGACTACACGAACCTGCCGAACAAAAACTTCACCGCCAACCAGCCGTTCCAGTACTGGTTCAACCGCACGATCCCCGAGTCGGAGATCTACCTTTGGCCGGTGCCTTCGGACACCTTCGTTCAGATGACGGTCTGGTACTCGCGCCAGATCATGGATGTCGGCTCGCTCTCCGGCGAACTGGAGATCCCCCAGCGCTGGTTCTTGGCCGTGCAGTCGATGCTGGCTCACCAGATGAGCCTCGAACTGCCGGGTGTTGCGCTGGATCGCATCACCTACCTTGAGGGTCAGGCCGAGAAGTACCTGACCTTGGCCGAGGTCGAGGAGCGCGACAAGTCGCCGATCTACTTCGCGCCGAACATCAGCGTCTACACGAGGTAAGCCATGCCTCGTTTCCTCGACACCGAAGGTTACTCAGACATCGCAATCGCCGTGTGCGACCGGTGCAAGATGAAGCGCCCGCACGCGGTGATGAGGAGCGACCCGAACTTCCCCGGTTTGCAGGTCTGCAACGAGGGCTGCGCCGACGAATTCGACCCCTACCGCCTGCCTGCCCGGAAAACCGAAAGGATAACGATTCGGTTTCCTCGGCCGGATGTCTCGGTGGCCGTCGATCCCAACAATCTGTCCGCTGGGGAGCCTTACGGCGGCGCGGTGCTTTCTACGGAAGGCAACACCGAGACGCCGGAGAACAATGGCAACCTAGACGGACTGGAGATCCAGCCCTGATATGCCGAACTTAACCATCACCCAACTCCCGGCGGCTGGCCCCATCACTGGGACGGAACTCGTCCCCATCGTTCAGAACGGCCAGACCCTTCGCACGACCACGGCGGCCTTGGCTGGCTCGCCGGTGCAGACCCAGACTTTCCTGACGCTCAATCAGGAGCCGACTCTGATCAACAGCCGGGCGCTTTCCGGCGGCACCGGCATCGGTCTTGTGGATGGTGGAGCGCTCTCGACCCTTCAGATCACGCTCAACGGCACTTCCGGGGCTTTGGAAGGGGCTGGTACAGGGATCATCGTAAAAACGGGTTCTGGGGCCGTTTCTGCCCGTTCTGTGGCGGTTTCTGGCACCGGTCTGGCCATCGCCAACGGCTCCGGGGTCTCAGGAAACCCGACGATCTCGCTGGATGGGCTGATTTCGGCCATCGCGCAGGTCGGCGGCACGGGTCTGCTGGCCTTCCAGAACGGCACCACCGCGGGCGGGGTGCTGATCGCCGGTACTGCAAACCAGATCGCGGTGGCCAACGGCAACGGGCAGGGCGGTAATCCGACCATCTCGATGGTGTCCGACCCGGTCATCCCCGGCGTGGCCGGTATGGTGATCCCCGTGGGCACCGCCGCGCAGGAGCCGGTTGGAACCCCGGGCCAGTTCCGCTTCAACAGCACCAACCAGACCTTCGACGGCTACGCAAACGGCCAGTGGCGGCAGTTCTCGCTCGCCGGTGGCGTGACAACCTTCAGCGCTGGCTCGACTGGCTTTACCCCGTCGTCGCCAACCAGCGGCGCGGTGGTGCTGGCTGGCATCCTGAACCCTGCCTCTGGCGGCACGGGTGTCAACAACGGCTCCTACACCACCACGCTGGGCGGCAGCATCAGCACCGCGGGAGCATTCACGACCTCTGGCGCGTTCCCGCTCACGCTGACGGCCACGGCCTCGACGAATATCACCCTGCCCACCACGGGCACGCTGGCCACGCTGGCGGGTGCCGAGACCCTGACCAACAAGACGATGTCGGGGTCTTCGAACACCTTCTTGAACATCCCCAACGCGGCCCTGACCAACTCGTCAATCACTATCGGCTCGACCTCGGTCTCGCTGGGCGGCACGATCACGACCTTCACCGGGACATCGATCAGTGGCTCGACCAACACGCTGTCGAACATTGGCAACGCGAGCCTGACGAACTCCTCGGTGACCTACAACGGGGTCACGGTGGCCCTCGGGGCTTCGGGCACGATCACGGCCTCCACAACGGCCGCGCTGACCGTCGGCACCGGCCTGCAACTGGATTCGGGTACGACCTTCAACGGCTCGGTTGCTCGGACGATCAGCATCGACTCGACCGTCGTCACGCTGACCGGCTCGCAGACCCTGACGAACAAGACCCTGACCGCGCCGGTCATCGCGACGATTGTCAACAGCGGCACGCTCACGCTTCCGACCTCGACTGATACCTTGGTTGGGCGGGCAACAACCGACACGCTGACGAACAAGACGATCAGCGGCTCGACGAACACCCTGAGCAACATCGGCAACGGGTCTCTGACGAACTCGACGATCTCGTTCACCTACTCCGGCGGCATCTCAGGCTCTGCCTCAGTTGCGTTAGGGAGCACGAACGCGCTGTCGCTGTCGAACATCCCGAACGCCTCGCTGGCCAACAGCGCGGTGACCATCGGCACGACCTCGATCTCGCTTGGCGCGACCTCGCTGACTCTGGCGGGCCTGACTTCGGTCACACTCACGCAAGACCCGGTGTCTGCCTTGCAGGCTGCCACGAAGCAGTATGTGGACACGCTGGTTGCCTCGGGCATTCACTTTCACACGCCTGTCCGCGTCGAGTCCCCGACTCCGCTGAACGCGACCTACAACAACGGCTCTTCCGGTGTGGGCGCAACGCTGACCAATGCTGGCACTCAGGCCGCACTGGTGATCGACGGCGTGACCCTCTCGGTCAATGACCGCGTGCTGGTTTACACCCAGACCAACGCGACGGAAAACGGCGTCTATGTGGTCACCAATACCGGTTCTGTCTCGACGAACTGGATCTTGACCCGCTCGTCTGACACAGACACCTATGGCATCGCTGGCCCGAACACACTGAGCGAAGGATCGACCTTCTTCGTTCAGCAGGGCACAACGGGCGCTGGTGAGACTTACACCTGCAACACGCAAGGCGTGATCACCTTCGGTACGACGGCGATCACCTTCGTGCAGGTGTCTGCCGCGCAGGTCTACTCTGCCGGTACCGGCCTGACGCTGTCGGGCACTCAGTTCAGTCTGACCGTGCCGGTGACGGCAATTCTGGGCGGGACTGGGCAAACCTCTTATACCGCAGGAGACCTGCTGTATGCCTCAACAAGCACTGCACTCAGTAAACTAGCGCTGGGAACCCAAGGATATGTCCTAAAGGCCGGGGCCACTGGCCCTGAGTGGGGCGTGATCTCCGGCGGGACTTTCTAAAGGAAAACGACATGGCTGCAACCAATTTCACCCCGATCATTCTGTATCACACGACCACTGCCTCGGCTGCGCCGACGGCGGGGAACCTGAACAACGGGGAACTGGCCATCAACATCACTGACGGCAAGTTGTTCTACAAGGACAACGGCGGCACGGTGCAGGTGATCGCGACCAAAGGCACTGGAACCATTGGCGGCTCGAACACACAGGTTCAGTACAACAGCAGCGGTGCTCTGGCTGGCTCGTCGAACTTCACCTTCAACGGCACCACGGCGACGATTAATACCCTGAACCTCACCAACGCGCTGGATGAGACCTTCGGCGGCACGGGGCTGACCTCCTACACCACCGGCGATCTGGTGTACGCCAGCGGCTCGAACACGCTCGCGAAGTTGGGCATCGGCGCAAACACTTACATTCTGACCTCTACCGGCTCTGTGCCGCAGTGGTCGGCCCCTTCTGCGGTGACGGTATCGACCGCCAACAACCTCGCAGGCGGTGCAGCAGGATCTGTTCCGTACCAGTCTGGCGCGAGCACCACGACTTTCCTGTCGATTGGCAGCGCTGGTCAGGTGCTGACCTCCAGTGGATCCGCTCCGCAGTGGTCAAACCTCTCCAGCCTTGGCGTGACCAGCCTGTCGTTCGGCACCACGGGTTTGACGCCCTCCACGGCCACGCAGGGCGCGATCACGGTCGCAGGAACGCTGGCCACCACGAACGGCGGCACGGGCCTGACCTCGTTCTCTGCGAATCAGGTTTTCTACGCCTCTAGCACTTCGGCGTTTGCCCAGTCTTCCAACCTTCAGTTCAGCGGCACTGACCTGACCGTCTACGGCATCACCGTAGGCCGTGGCGCGGGTGCTGTGTCCACCAACACTGCGATGGGTGCGAGTGCTTTGGCGGCTAACACGACTGGTTCTCAGAGTGCTTATTTTGGATGGCGTTCCGGTTTTAGCAACACGACTGGAGACAACAACGCCGCATTTGGCGATGTAAGTCTTTATTCAAATACTACTGGCTCCGGTAATACAGCACTTGGTCGCGCCACGCTGTACACAAACACAACTGGAACATTAAACACGGCAGTTGGCTATCAAGCACTTAACGCCAACACCACCGCCTCTAACAACACTGCTGTTGGTTATCAGGCGGGATATAACGCCACTGGCGCTGTGATGACAGCGGTTGGCTATCAAGCGGGATATAGTAATACTGATACCGGGGGTATAACAACTTTTGTTGGTTACCAAGCGGGTAAAGCTAACACTTCTGGATATGGTGTGGCAATTGGCGGTAATACAGCTTTAGGTAATACTACAGGAAATACATATGTAGCCGTTGGAAATAACGCACTTAGAACAAACACCACAGGCAGTAGTAATACCGCAATTGGCGAATCTGCACTCTACTCCAACACCACCGCCTCATACAACACCGCAGTCGGTTATCAAGCGGGGTTTAGCAATCAAACCGGCAGCACAATAACGGCTGTTGGTGCATTCGCCCTGTACAGCAACACCGCCTCCAACAACACCGCTGTTGGTCGCAACGCTCTTTATTCCAATACCACAGGTCAATTTAATGTGGCTGTCGGAACTTATGAAGGCGGCGGGAATTCTGTTCTTGTATCTAACACCACGGGCAGTTACAACACTGCAATGGGTGGTGGGGCGCTTGCACAAAACACCACCGCCTCTAACAACACGGCTGTAGGTTATCAGGCTGGGTACAGTAATACGACTGGTGCGCTTGGAACATTTTTTGGCGTACAGGCGGGTTACTCCAACACTACTGGGAACTACAACGCATTCTTTGGCGCTGGCGCTGGATACGCCAACACTACGGGCAATTACAACACCTTTATGGGTGCAAATGACTCAAACGGTAATGCCCCCGGCGCGTCAAACACTACAGGGGGTAGAAACACTGCAGTGGGCGCTGCCGCATTGAAAAGCAACACGACCGCCAATGACAATGTTGCGGTTGGCTATCAAACATTGCGCCTTAATACCACGGGTACTGCATCGGTTGCTGTTGGCAATAGTGCATTGGGCGCAAACACAACGGGCAACTACAACATCGCAATTGGTACCGACACCCTCGGCTCCAACACCACCGCCTCTAATAACACTGCTGTTGGATATCAAGCGGGGTTTAGCAATACGACGGGCACCGGGCTTGCGCTGTTTGGGTATCAAGCCGGATACAGCACGACTGGGAGCAATGTCACTGCTTTTGGCCCCAATGCCGCAAGGAGCACAACGACTGGCGGCGCAGTAACTGCTATTGGTGAGCAGGCGCTATTTAACAACACAATAGGCAACTTCAACACTGCTGTTGGTTCTCAGGCTCTTTATAACAACACCACCGCTTCCAACAACACGGCTGTTGGTTATCAGGCGGGGTATAGCAATACGACGGGTGACTTCAGCACATATTTGGGGCAGACCGCCGGTTATTCCGTCACCACAGGAGCGACCAATACTTTTGTTGGCGCGGGGGCAGGCTACTTTGTCTCCACGGGCGGGAAGAACACCATCCTCGGACGCTACAACGGCAACCAAGGTGGCCTCGACATCCGCACTGCCAGCAACTTCATCGTGCTGTCGGATGGGGATGGGAACCCAAGGTTCTGGCATAACGGAAGTATTGCGGCGATCAATACCGCCAGCGGAACATTGTCTTCCGACTTGACAATCCGTAACCCCAACGGCACATCATCTGGCACGCTGTCTCTGGCCGCATCATCTGGTGGGGGCGGTGGGGCATCCGCCATCGTCATGGGTAACAATGATTCTGGTGGAACCGCTGGCCCCAATGTGATTGTTTCGGCAAACAGGAATCTTCAACTTGGTCGAGGGAACAGTTTTACCGGCAGTACTGGCGGCACTCTTACCACAGACTTGTGGGTCAACGAGTACGGGATCGGTCTGCAAGGCAACCAGCCGTCTTCTGGTATTGGTGTTGCGTTCCCCGCCACCCAATCCGCATCGTCCAACGCCAACACGCTGGATGACTATGAGCAAGGTTCGTTTACTCCAACAATTTCAACCGCTTCGGCAAATGTGACTTACTCACAGCAAGCCGGTAACTACACCAAAATTGGAAGGGCAGTTCATTTTGGCATATCTATTGTATTAAACACAGTCACTTCAACAGGTTCTGGAGATTTTGAAATTGGTGGGCTGCCATTTTCATCATCTTCAACAGATGTAAATCAGGTCAGATTTGTAATTCAAACTCAGGGCGTGGATTTTGATGCCACCGCATACAATATGTATGCGTACATCCCAACAACAAGTTCTAGTGTTCTAAAAGTTTTGTATTCGTTTGATAACGCAAACTGGTCTGTTGCTACCTCGTCAACTTTTGTTATTGCTGCCGGTGACATTATTGTCATAACAGGTACTTACTTTGCAAACGACTGATGAAAACCTGCACCAAATGTCAATCCACGAAGCCGTTTGACGGCTTCTACAAGCGTTCTCGTGCGCCTGATGGCCACGAGGCTTGGTGCAAGGTTTGTCGTCTGGAACACAACCGCAACTGGCTTGCCAAGAACAAAGACCGCCACGGTGAACTCACTCGGTCATGGTACGAGCGCAACAAAGATCAGCATCTTGCCAACAGCAAGGAATGGTATGCCTCAAACCGCCACCGCAAACTGGCAACCACAACGGCTCGTGAACTGCGGTGCAGGCAGGCAACCCCTGTGTGGGCAGACAAAACGGCAATCATAGCCTTCTATGCTGAAGCACAGCGTCTAAGCGCAGAGACAGGTATTCAGTACGATGTTGACCATATCGTGCCGCTGAAAGGTAAAACGGTGTCGGGGCTTCATGTTCCGGCCAATCTAAGAGTCATTCCGTCAAGCGAAAACAAGCGCAAGGCGGCTAAATTTATGGAGGCCCATCATGGCTCAATTTGAAGAAGTAACATACATCTCTCAGTTCGACATCCAGCCCAACGGGTGCATTGGAGTTCGCAAGACCACCGATGTCATCAAAACGGTTGATGGCGTGGCAACTGTCATTTCCAGCACCTACTGGCGTTGCGTCCTTGTGCCCAACGACCCGCAGGCATCCACGGTGCTGGATGAGGCGTATTACGCCAACATCGCCACATACGCTTGGAGCCAGCCATCGCCCCAGCCGTATGACCCGAATCCCCCAACTCAAGGAGCCTAAACCATGACTGAACAAGAAAAGCCCACCACCGAAGAGATCGCACGCCACTACAGCGCCGCAATGGACTCGGTGAACCTGATCAACGCTGGCAAGCCTGAAGGCATGGAAGATGCCGACTGGGCTGATACGGTGTCCCGCAACAAGGAGCACCTGAAGATCATGCTGGCCAAGGACTTCTGGACGACCGAAAACCTTGAGCCTTTGCGTCGAGCCGCAGCATAATGATGGAAGGGCATACCGCTGGCCCTGACAGCGGAAAACTACACGGAGAAAATGATGGAAACAGTGCAACTCTCGACCCAACTGGTCAACGCAATCCTGCAATACCTTGGCAGCCGCCCTTTCGTCGAAGTGGCGAACTTGATCAACGGCATCCAGAAAGAGGCTGAGGCGCAAGTCAAGCCCGTTCAGGACGAGGCTCCTGCGGAGTAACGATGGAAACACAGGCGATCTTCAACATCGTGGTGGGGATCGCCGCCTTTTTCGGCGGCTGGGTTCTCAACAACATCACGAAGGCCATCGAGCGCTTGGATACTGATGTGCGTGCTATGCCACATACCTATGTCACGAAAGAGGACTACCACCGTGACATCGACGAGTTGAAGGACATCTGCAAGCAGATCTTCAACAAACTGGACAACAAGGCCGACAAATGACCGAGCCTACCGACCTCGAAATGTTCCGAGCACAAGCGAAGGCTGAACTGGCCCGCTTGGAGGCGGAGAGCACCGCAAAAGA